CCTGAAGTGTAAATGTTACTCCCCTTACAGGAGAACCCTGTTCCCTTGACAGATCTACAAGACCACCACCAAGTCCTGTCTCATCTATATAAATGGTTTCCAAATTATATTTTTGTGTGTAATCTCTTATCCTGCCAGCAACGTCTACAACGTTGGATTGTGATTCTGCCTGAACTTCCTCAATATAAACAACGTCATCATCGTCTACTCCTACTATGGTAAATACTGTCTCATCCCTTCCTGTTCGTGCAACGTCAACTCCCATGTAATATCTGACTCTGCCTGTTGGTCTTTTATCACTCATTGCCTCCATGATAAGACTGTTAGGTATTAAGGCATCACCAATATCTAGGAACTCACCTTCGACTTCCTGTACATATTCTTCTTTTGTAAGTCTTTTAATTTCCTCTAAAAACGCAGGGTCTTCCTGAACTAGTGGGTTTTCAGTAGACTTTACATGAAATTCTGTCCACATACCTTCAGGGTTTGCTGGCTTTGCATTCTGACATGCCTCATAGAAATATCCTGCCTTGCTAAACGGTGTAGATGTTAGCCATATCCTAGCCTTTGTTGCCAAACCAGAAGGTAGGAAAGCCCTAAGTATGTCTGTCTTGATAAAGGAGCATTCGTCTGCTATTATACAGTGAGGAGAATAACCCCTTAAACTTACACCTGTCTCTCCTGTAGCCCTGACTATTAGCTTTGATACGCCTGTATTATCCAAAAATCTAACCCATAATTCTGTCTGTGTGTTTCTAACAACAAACCCATTTAGGAAATCATTATCTGTTATTAGGTCTCTTATCCTGTTAAACATGATTGTAGCCTGATTTTGTGTAGGCGCTGCTATTACTATGACACACTCATTCTTTACTGATGAAAGCATTAGTGGTGCAAATAATGCAAAATGACACGCCTTTACTGCTGTAGACATGGTTTTACCCACCTGCCTTCCAGACCTATAAACTATGAATCTATCCTTACAGTCAACATATCTCTTATTATATGGGAATAGTTTATGACCTAAAAATATCTCACTAAACTTACTAGGACTTTCTGCACAGTCCTTGATGCTTTGCAGGAAGTTCTCTCTTTCCTCTAATACCTGTTTGTTTGGTCTAGCCATGACACTCACATTTACAATCCGTCATTTCTGCGATTACTTCATCGTCACAATGTCCACATACAAGGCAACAGAATCCTCTACCCATGACAATCACATTCACACCCTTCATCCTTTGCAACATTTGATGATAATGCATAATAGCAATGGCATTCTTTACAACGTCCTTCTATATATTCTGGTACTTTACCCACTTCCGATCACCATATGTTTTGACTTGATGTGTAATATTACCTCGTCTGCGTCTTTGAATCCTTTCTTACCACAATAAAAACAATGTTTAATATTATATGCATTATTCATGTAAAATGATCACCATCTGTATTTCTTTTGTTCGACCAATCCCATCGACCTGTTCCTGTCCTTTTTCCCTTCCTGTTTCTGTACCAGATTCCACCAAACCAGCCAATGGTTATTCCACCTACTAAATAACAACCACAAAGAAACCATAGAAATAATCCGTCTTCCATCAGTCTGCCCTCTGAGCCTTTATCTGTTTGAAGATACTTTCTATATCTCCCTTACTGTCATACCTTGTTTTCTCTGATATCACTATCTTACTATTCAAATCGTTGATAGATTTAACCACATTTAGCAGGGTGTTTATCTCAGATTTTGTATTCCTATCAGGTATATTACCATCAAATTTAGATTCTGCTAGAGCCATTAATACATTTTCAAAGGATAGTTTTGCTAACATATCAAGCATTGATTTAACATCTTCTGGATTTCTTGTATCCAACTCATTAATGAATTTCACAAAATCCTCACGAATTGCACATACTGCACCAGCCTCATACTTAGGACATTTTCCATTACCACCAGCCTCTATAGACCTGTATACACATTGGTCACAGTATGCAGGTATGTTGGCAGTTCTCAAATGCTTCGCAGAGTTGAATGGTGATACAGTCTTTCTCTTATCAAGCACGACCTTACCACCCTTGCCTATAGGCTTAATCTTGAATAACTCATCACTCATGTTTGTTTTAGTTATTGTTAATTAATAAAGTTTTCTTCGTAGCAGTTAAGTGACTTGCACATAGGCATGAATAACAGTGCAATAGGTGCTTTTAATAGGTTATAATACTCATTGTTTAGTATACCATTCTTTGTTATACCGATCTTTTCCAAATTCTCTTTATATACTTCCAGAGCATGGTTAAGCATGGGTTTCATTGCCTTACCCTTATCGCCAAAGAACATAGAATAGGTGGAGTTTGCACTCCACACCTCTGTCTTTTTTGACATTGCAGCAGAGATCCAAGCACTGGTATCTATACTATCAAATATTCTATTCATGACAAACTTGCCCTTAGCTAATCCATGATATTTTAGATTTCTAGGGAGTTTTCTAATCTGATCTTCCGTCTCATCATACCCATGTATTTCACCGAGACCTATTAAAGTGCCTGATTCTGGTCTAATCCTACCTAGGTGTAACAGATAGTTTTTTTGTAGTACAGGAACAGTCCAATCTATACCTTCTTTTCTCTCTCTTTCTAAGTATTTTACTGTAGAGTCCATATCATACCTTACATCGTATTGTGTGGCTAAGTCATAATATTCTTTTTTTGTTCGTAAATACGCATAGTAATCATCAGCCTTTGTTTCGGTTCCAGCCACCACAAAAATGGAATCAAACTTATCTCTGAATTTAGTTATATTTGCATATGAATGTCTAAATGACAGCATGACATTCTTAACACCACACTGAATTAATGCTTCTCTGGTGGCTTTATTGTTTGTATTAAAATATATCTTCAACGCAGATCTTCATCATCTGCTGTCAATACCCACGTTAAAGCCCTTATAACCCCACGCCTTTCATCATCAGTCATAGTGACAAACTTATGAGGTATCTGAAATTCTGCTGGATCTATTTCTTCATGTACTAATTTCTCTTTCTGATATAATACCATATCTCTTATCTTGCTTTCATCTACCAAGATCGAACTCATCCTCACTAAAACATCTAGAGGCGTATGGACACATACCATCACAGAGATAGCATTTTGTTCTTTCTGGTAACTTAGTTTCTGCTACAGAATCTTTTATAATCTTTGCCTTTATTATCATATCCTTTAAGGTTTCTTCTATTGGGTTCAATTTGAAAGCCAAAACTGTAGGCTTATCCCTCTTTTCCCTATCAACTGAATTAGAGATATATATCACAGCACCATGTTTTGCGTCAATATCGTAACACTTTTTTAACAAAACTCGATATCTGTTAATCTGATCTACATGAGACTCGCTTGGCTTGCCATACCTACCTGCAAAATAGTCTATTGATCCTGTAGTTTTCTTATCAGTAATCACCCATTCACCGTTGACTTTAACCAAATCATCAACAGATCCATATATAATATCCATGTGTTTTGGATCGTTTTCTGGTATAGCCTTAGCCTGTTTATATGTCAAGGCTTCATCTCTAGCATAGTCATAAGCCAAAAACATCTCATGATATTTATCATCTGTAGCAACCATAGACAGATTATGAACAGCCTGACCTATGTAAAGACTACGCATATCTTCAGTATCCATTCCTGTATCTGGTAGTAATTTTTTATAAATAACATTTCTCATACATGGTTTTATTAGATCAGAGACATGGATTCTACCAAGTCTTTCAGTATTCATACCATCGGTTTGTGCCCTTCTAAATTCAAAATACACTTTATCCTTAATCTGTTCCAAGGTCAACATGGACAATAAGATTTATTTACTTAATATAAACGTTTATTATGCTCGTCTATCACATTCACAGATATCACAGCCTTCTCTATGTTCATGGTTTTTCTGTTTATGACTACACATTTCACAAATTCCACCTGTGGTCTGAACAATATCTGTCATTAGTAGCTCTCCTCTATAGTGAAATTAAAAGATTGTGTCTGTTCAACCATAACTCCCGAAGAGTTTTTGAGTTCAACTTCTCCTTCCCAATTACCTGCATTTGCTATCAAAGTATCATTTGCTGTCAACGGATATGATATTATTCCATTAGTTCTATCATCAAATGCTATAGCACCGTTTATTATAAGAGTTCCATTAGGCTTCCAAACCTTCCAAAGTCCACTGGTGTATGTTCCAGTATCAGATAAATTCTTTGCAGTTCCAGCAGAGTCTGTAATTGTAAGTTGAAGTGTAGCCCTGCTACCAGCTTTTATTCTATATTCGGTTGCCCTTCCTACCATATTACTCATTATCGGTCAGCACCTTTAACACTCCTACCACGTTTATAAGTTTTGACGGTTCTACCTCTACCGAATAATTTGGCTATCTTCCTAATCCTTACGAATGCCTCCTTTACTGACTCACCACTAAAGTGAGTTATGGTAATTATCTCTGTAGACAAAATCCTAACAAATCCCTGCACCTTACTAGGCTGCACTTCAATCAATGCAACTGAGTTTAGTATGCTCATCACTCTAGTTCTTAATCTATATTTTATTTCTATTATTCCTGATAGTTCTGCCAATGCTCTAATCACAAGTTTCATTCTGTTGTTTGTTTCTGATACTCCTATTGTTTCTATCACAGTTCTTACTCTTGTGAACACCCTTACTATTGACTCTGTTATGGATGATACTTCTACTATAGATCTTATTCTTCTCCTTAATGTGTTTTGAATCTCAGTCATTCCCATAAGTTCTATTGCTATAGATCTAGATATTGACCTTGCACGACCACTTATTTCTATCAATGCTGCACTCTCTGACAATGATCTCGACATTATTCTTGCCCTTACCAATATCTCTGTTAGTGATGATAGTTCTGTTAGTTGTCTTATCCTTGCCCTTAATGTTGAATTCACTTCTGTCATTCCAATTAATTCTGATATAGACCTTGCTACAGATCTTGTTCTTCCTCTGAAATGAGTGATAGATATTTGTGTGCTCAACGATCTAGCAAGTGTTCTTGCCCTATTATTTGTCTCTGCCATACTCATTAGTTCTGTTGTTAACGATCTAACGAGTGATCTAAACCTATAACTTGTTTCTGACAAAGAAACTAATTCCTCTGCTAATGTTCTAACCAATAATCTTACCCTATCATTTGCTTCTGTTATTCCTAAGAGGTTTGTTATCTGTCTTACAACAGTTCTTACTCTATCGTTTGTTTCTATTATTCCGATAGTTTTACTTTCCTGTCTAAATTTACCAGTAACCCTAACAAGTCCTGATATTGCGTGGAATATATTAGGCTGGAAGATTGACTGGAAAAGATAATCATTAAGGCGTATTATCATTGTTTCTGACAATGCTCTAATTCTTGGTCTTAGGCTTTTTGCAGTTTCTGATATACCTGTTAATTCTAATACTAATGTTCTTGATAACTCTCTAAACCTTTTATTTGTTTCCAACATTGCAATCTTTTCAAGCGTGTCATGTGATTTTGTCATGAATCTTGAAGCAGTTAATTCTATCATTGCAATATTTTCTGCAATGTTTGGCATTCTATTCCTAAAGATCGGAGGTATTTGTTCTGTTATACTAATAAGTTCTTCTGCTACGGTTCTTGCTATGGTTCTGGTTCTTCCCCTGAAATGTGTTACTGATATAAGTTCCAATGCATCCCTAGCAAGTGTTCTAGCTCTACTGTTAACTTCAGATATGGACATTGTTGTTGATGCATAACCATATCTTCCTCTTGGACTATGGATTGCTTCTATTATTCCAACACTTCTTAATGCTACTATTCTTACCCTTCCCATAATTTTTAATAGTTTAGATGCAGGTTCGCTTATACTGATAAGTTCTTCTGGTGCTACACCATCAGTTACAGCCCATGCTGTCTGGAATACCTGATGAGGCTCACTGCTATATGTAGCAACTGGTGCTAGTGGTGCATTCTGAAATATATTAGTCTGAAAAGTAGCTTTATGATGATGTCTATGTTTGAATACTACGTTTCCAGAAGAATCTTCATCCTGAAATACTTCTGGATGAAATAAAGGTATGTTTGATGTGTTAAATGGATCTACAGAGAATACTTTGTGGTTAGGATCATCAGTCTGTACCTGTTGAAACACTCCCCTTTGAAAGGTGGCGTTTGATCTTGCCACACTTAGGTCACCTCATTCCATGTAGCAGTACCGTCAAACATATAGTGTTTGCCTGTATCAGATTCCTCGAAGATTGCTCCGTTGGGTAAGTATGGATTAACTGAAGTCGCCATATTGGTGACAGTTGATCCAGAGAGTGAAGTGAATGGATAATAAGTCGTAATACCTGACTTATCGCTAAGACTTGAAATTAACGCACCACCATTACCTGTAATTGCATCTCTGGTAGTTGATGAAATAAC